CGCCGCCCGGATGACCTGCGATGAATGACCAATGCTGGGTATTCTCGGCTCTGCTCTGCAAGCACTGCAACGTGGTGATCTATGGCCACCAGTCGTTGCGGGATAGCGTTCGTCGTAGCGCGCTCATGGTCGGGGCTCGTAAAGCAGGTGGCGTCCAGAGCGGAAATGACTGGTACTGTTGCCGAGGCTGCCGTACCGCCCACCAGATCAGCCCCGGTGTAAAAAACCACAGGATATTGATACCGGATACTTGATCCGCACAACAACTTGCGTTTATGAAGGTCTTTGTGACCAATCTCAGGAGAATTTAATGACACGTTTCGCAGCACCGATCTCAGAGTACATCTGGGACATGAAATATCGCTTCAAAGATGCCCACGGAAAAAACATCGACGAGACCGTCGAAGACACATGGTCTCGCATCGCCAAAGACCTCGCTTCATGTGAAGCGACACAGGTGCAAGAGAGTTTCGAGAAGCAATTCTATGATGCTCTGAACGACTGGAAATACCTCCCCGCAGGACGAATTACTGCCGGTGCAGGGACTGGACGAAACGTCACACTCTTCAACTGTTTCGTCATGGGAACCATTCCCGATTCCATGGATGGCATTTTCTCTATGCTTCGTGAAGCGGCTCTGACCATGCAACAAGGTGGTGGGATCGGTTATGACTTCTCTACCTTGCGTCCCAAGAACGCACCTGTTCTAGGTGTCGCCGCTGACGCTTCTGGCCCTTTGACCTTCATGGATGTCTGGGATTCGATGTGTCGCACGGTTATGTCGGCAGGCTCTCGTCGTGGTGCCATGATGGCAACCATGCGCTGTGATCATCCGGATATTCTGGACTTCATCCATGCCAAGAAACAAGCTGATCGTCTTCGGATGTTCAACCTTTCGGTGCTCATCACCGATGCTTTCATGGCTGCTCTCAAAGCCGGAGAAGACTGGGATTTGAAATTCACAGATCAACATGGTGAAACGACTGTTTACAAAACCATCCCTGCCGTCGATCTCTGGGATGCAATCATGACTTCGACTTACAATCAGGCCGAACCCGGTGTGATTTTTATCGACCGGATCAATGCCAAAAACAACCTCTCCTATTGTGAGACAATTGCCAGCACCAACCCCTGTGGAGAACAGCCTCTACCTCCCTATGGTGCTTGTCTTCTTGGTTCCATCAATCTGGCGAAGTTGATCAAGAATGCTTTCGAAACAGATTCCTATTTGGATGAGGAAGCTCTTCGTAAAACCGTCGCCACAGCCGTTCGAATGATGGACAATGTGGTGAATGTGTCCAAGTTTCCTTTGGAAGCTCAGGCACAGGAAGCCAAAACCAAGCGTCGTATTGGTCTCGGTGTCACTGGTCTCGCAGACGCTCTCATCATGATTGGTCAAACTTATGGTTCACCGGAAGCTGTTGCGACAACTTCTCGTTGGATGAAGTATATCGCTTATGCGTCATACTGGGCTTCTGTTGAATTGGCCAAGGAAAAGGGTTCTTTTCCACTTTTCGATGCTGACGAGTTTCTCAAAGAAGGAACTCACGTCTGGGATTTGTGCCAGGAAGACCCAGAACTGGAAGAAGCAATTCGGAAACACGGAATCAGGAATGCTCTTCTGACTTCCATCGCACCTACCGGGACGATCTCTCTTTACGCTGGTAACGTCTCTTCTGGTATCGAACCTGTATTCGCCTATGAATACACTCGTAAAGTTCTTCAGAAAGATGGAACCCGCACTGAAGAATTGGTGCAAGACTATGCTGTTATGAAATACTGGGAATGGATGGGTGAGCATGGATCGCAACATCCAGATGACCTTCCTCACTATTTCGTTTCGGCACAGACCCTTGATCCAATGTCTCATGTTCGGATGCAGGCTGCTGCTCAAAAATGGGTGGATAGCTCGATCTCCAAGACCATCAACTGTCCTGAAGATATTCCCTATGAGGAGTTCAAGGATGTCTACATGGAGGCATGGGATTCTGGGTGCAAAGGTTGCACCACATACCGCCCCAATGATATCACCGGTTCGGTCCTGAGCGTCGAGCCGGAGAAGGATGCCAAAAAGGATTTGGAAAAACTGGTCGAAAAGGCCCGGGGCGGCGTGCTCATGACTGAGGAGGAATCCACGGAAGAGATGTTCGTCGGCCACCCCGACGATTTGCCGGATCGGCCCGAGGAGCTGGAAGGCTCGACGTACAAGATCAAGGTCGGCGACCAGAAGGCGGTATATCTGACGATCAACGACACGTTTGAATCGAACGGCACGTTTCGCCCGTTCGAGATTTTCCTCCGGTCGAGCGACCCAGCTCATGACGAGTGGATGGTCACAGTAGCCCGTCTGGTCTCTGCCATCATGCGCAGGCCCCACGACGCGTCGTTCATAGGCCCTGAGCTGATGCGCGTCCACAGCACCATCACAGGGGGCTTCCAGCGCGGCAAGGGGCACCAACCCAGCCTCGTGGCTGCCATCGGTCGCAAGATCAAGGAACACGCTGAGCGGGGCTCTTTTGTGTTCAGCTCCGAAGTGGTGTGTGATGTCGGTTTGTCCGAATTTGGCGAGCTGGCCAAGAACAAGCCGTGCCAGTCGTGCCACAGCTACAACACCAAGCTGGAATCGGGGTGTCTGACCTGCCTCGATTGCGGCGATAGCAAGTGTGGCTGAGAAAACTCCACAAAAATTGGGGGGCCGGATTAAGTTTGGCCCCTCGAACTTTTCTGACATTTTGGAGTTTTTTCGATGTGCCTCAAAAGGCGTTCCACATGCGCCGCGCGCACTGGCGAGACTATGGGGACCGACACACACCAAAAGCAGAACGGAGAAAACATCGCCCCGGCTGGTGGGTTTGGATCGAATCCGCCTATGCCGGGCACCCCGCGCTGGGGGAGATCAAGCACCACTACCGACCCAAGCTGGACGATCCCGGAAAAAGTTCCCGCATGGTACACGCTGTTATTGCAAGTAAAATAGCGTCCTCCGTAGAAAAATATGGGGCATGATCAACTTTCTTCCTTTGAAGGGTTGAATGTCAACCAACAGTAGCCTATCTGTTGGTCACGGGGGAGAGAATCCCTGCAATGCAAACCCCTTCGACCAAAGGAACTAAGCAACTATGACAACCCTCATGCAAGCCTCGAACGAATGGATGAAGCGCCCGACCGACGAGCGTTTTCTCTCCCTGACTGAAATGCACGACCAGATGAAAACTTCCCGGGAAAACTCGGTCCAGCGTACCGTCTCCACCCGGCAGATCGAAGTCCGCCCCCACCCCGTTGACCCCATCCGTGGCATCACGCTCATGAGCGATGTCGGCAACATCGACCCCACCCACTGGTCTTTCGGCCAGATGGCCGCCCTGTCCGGTGCGCCTGCCTCCTACCTTCGCAAATTGCCAGCCCCCATCGTGGCTGACGCCATGAACTACGGCCTGTGGTATAACCGTGACGCCGAAGACGTGAAGCTGCTGGCCACCACGACCGACGTGACCCAACAGAACGGCGGTGCCACCCAACACACCACCCTGCGTGCGGCAACCGGATCGAACTATGGCCGCGTCTGGAACGTAGACATCGTGTCAGCTCTCATGGGTAAGTTCGGCGACGGTCGCACAGGCGACTTCCGCGTGCCCGGCGAGTTCGGCAAGCAGGTCCCGATCACTCGTGAGAACACCACGATCTACGGCTCCGACCGGGATATGTTTGTGTTTCTTGCGGACGAAGAGAACCGGATCGAGATGGACAATCGCCGCGACGGAAAATCGGGGTCACTGGCCCGTGGTTTCTTCGTGTGGAACTCCGAAGAAGGCAGCAAGTCCATCGGCGCGGCGTTCTTCCTCTTCGACTACGCTTGCTCGAACCGTATCGTATGGGGCGCGCAAGAGTTCAAAGAGATTCGTCTGCGTCACTCTGCTGGGGCACCGGATCGCTGGTTGGAAGAGATTCAGCCAGTCCTCATGGAGTACAGCAAAGCGTCGTCCCTGCCCATCGAACAGACCATCGCCGAGGCGCAGAAGAAGCGCGTGGACGATGACCTCGCCAAGTTCCTGAGCAATCGCTTCACGAAGTCCGAAGCTACCGCGATCCAGAACGCTCACTTGCGCGAAGAAGGACGCCCGATTGAGACGGTCTGGGACACGGTTACAGGGGTTACGGCCTACGCCAAGACGATCAAGCACCAAGACCAGCGCGCCACCATGGAGCGCCGTGGCGGCAACCTGCTCGATCTGGTCGCCGTTAACTGAGAGATTGGTGCCTCCTGCTCCCCCGGGAGGCCCCAACGTAACGAGTTTTCTTGTTTACCCAACCCCTGATCGGAGGGCGACATGACCCTGACCGCGTACAAGCAGAGCCTCCGCCCCTACGGTCTGCACCCGACCATCTGGCGCAGGTTGCGCCGGGTGATCGGGGGCTGCTGCGACCTTGATCTCTACGACCACGAGGGCACCAAGATCGGCACGGGCCTGCTCGAACGGTACAGTAGCCGGGTCAGCTTACCCTCGGACCTCGATTTCCGGGCCATCTCGTGGGCTACCACGATCTCGGAGTGCAAGCCCCAGCCAGACGGAGAGGCTGCCTTCCTCGGACCTTCTGTGATCCCCATCGGAGTCAACCACTATTAGGAGCCTTTTATGTTCTGGATACTTCACCTCTGCGCAGTGCTTTTCTTTTTCCCGGCGCTGTTCCTTACGATCCCGCTCCACATCATCGCCAATAACCAGAAGCGGAGAGATAAATGAAAACCACAGACGCACTGCTGGCGGGGTTCTTGCTGGCCCTAACCAGCTTCGGAACCTTCCATATCGGTCTGGCTTACCAAGAGGCCGTCCACATTTCCAAAGATAGCCTAGGAGGCCACTGATGTACGACATGATACCACACCTCGCCCGGCAGGCTGTTTTCAGCCGAGCGACCTTTGGGCCCGGAGCCCGAACAGGCGGCGTATGTGACCATATCCGCAAGGAGCTGGTCGAAGTCGAAGATGCCTATGCCAGACACGTCGATCTCTGGGATGACCCTTTTGACCGGTCTACCCACATGGGCGCAGCCGAAGAGTGGGTAGACGTAGCTATCCTCGGACTCGACGGTTTGCTGCGTGCGATATGGGCAGCAAACCCGAAACTATCCTCAGAGCAAGTAGCCGAAAAAGCTGCGATTATGATCCGAGATAAACAAGCTAGAAATGAACGCCATATCTGGCCTGACTGGCGCAACGCGTCACCCGACAAGGCCATCGAGCACGTCAGAGGAATCGAGGACTAGATTGAACATCGAAGACCACCTCTCCGCTCAAGAACTACGCGCTTGAAAGAGCCAGAAAGAAGGATCGAGAACACATGGGAGAACAAAATATAGACCGTCCGAACAGCCCCGTGATGGACGCAATCCTCGGCGTCAAACACCCTGTCCTCGACCACGGTATGGTCCGTGTCGTGGACTACATGGGCAGCGACGAAGCCATCGTGCAGGCGGCCCGGGTCAGCTACGGTGCAGGCACAAAGACGCCCAGTGGCGACCGCAGCCTGATCCGATACCTGATGAACCATCGGCATAACACGCCGCTTGAGATGTGCGAGGTCAAACTGCACGTCAAGATGCCAATCTTCGTGGCTCGGCAGTGGATTCGGCACCGGACGGCCAACGTCAACGAGTACAGCGCCCGCTACTCGATCTTGGTCAACGAGTTCTACATCCCGGAGGCTCGTGACATCCAACCCCAGAGCAAGACCAACAAACAGGGGCGCGAAGGCACGCTGCCTGGCGACGTGCGGATGGCCATGGTCGAGACGATCCGTCAACACTCCGAGATGTCTTACCAGCTGTACGAAGAGCTACACACGGGCTGGCCATGGTACGACACGGAAGGGGAAACCTACGCTCCGGGCGTGGTCACACCCAAGCCCCACGACAAAGATTTTGGGGTCGCCCGGGAGACCGCCCGCATGGTCTGTCCGCCGAACATCTACACCGAGATGTACTGGAAAATTGACCTCCATAACCTGCTGCACTTCCTGTCTCTCCGGGCCGACCCGCACGCTCAAATGGAGATCAGGGTCTACGCAGATGTGATCTGCGGGATCGTGAAAGCTTGGTGCCCGATGGCCTACGAAGCCTTCGAGGACTACGTGATGGGTGGCGTCAGGTTCTCTAAGCAGGAGATGCTCGTGGTCCGTGCCCTGATCGAGAAAGCGGCTCAAGGCACCGCGCCGAACTTCCTCAAGGACCTCGTGTCTCTGGGTGATCTCAGCGTCACCGAGCAGCGTGAGCTCCTAACCAAGATGGAGCCTTCCTTTGCCTGATCACGCCCAAGTAAACCTCGTGGCCGCCGTCGGTCCCGGGGGGACCATCGGACCAGCCGACGGCCTCCCGATGATGGTGGACGAGGCGATGGACTTCCAAGACTGGTTCCTCGACCTCACACACGGAGGCATAATCGTCCTTGGCCACAATTCCTACCACTGGCTTCTGGGCCGAGGATTCTCGGGCTTCGGTCCCGGCTGGATGTTGGCAGTCTGGGGCAGGCAGGACCCCCAAGAGTTCATCGAAGCCCTAATGGAGCTCGGCCAGCCGATCTTCATCTCCGGGGGGCTCAAGACATATGAGACCTTCATACCCTATGTTAAGCAGTTCTTTATCCGACGAGTCGCCATGCACCCGCCGCACGAAAACTACATGCCACCACTCTTTAGGAGAACGCAATGAACCGCGAACAACGCCGCCAGCTGGATTCGATCCACCGAACGATCCGGAAGAAGGCCCCACCCCTGCCGCCAGCCCGGCAAGATGGCCGCCCCCTGTACTACGACATCGAAGTCGGGGAACGCTGCGCCTGCCACCACTGCGAGAAGGAGGGCGTGACCGAATTGAAGTTCGGCAACGGGGAGGGTTTTATGGCCGATCCGGCGAACTCCCCGGACGGGGACCCAAACTCCCTGTCCACAGTTTGTTTCAAGCACCTCCCCGCCAACGCTGTGGTCTGGAACCGGGTCACGAACACATGCCGGGACAAAAACGACACGTACCGTTGGCAGGAGGGTTGACGAGCAACCCCTCGTTGGCTATCTAATGCCCCACACCCCCGCCCAGATCGGGGAGCAGGCCCCCCGGCAGGTTTCATTGGTCTGTGCCTGCCGGGGAGCTGAGAAAATTAAGGACCTGACATGGTAAAAACTCAAGAACCCTCTGACGCTCTCGACAAACAAGTTGGCGGCTCGCACTACAAGAAGGGCATCCAGCCGTTCGAGATTTCCATGGCCAACGGCCACGACGCCGCCGTACACGCCATGAACAAGTACATGACCCGGCACCGCCGCAAGGACCCCGAGAAGGGGTACGAGGACTGCCAGAAAGCGCACCATATCGCGGGTATCCGTCTCGCCATGATCCAGCGCCACGGACCACCCTACGTCCAACGGTATCGTCCGGTCCCGATCCAAGAATATGTGGAGTCGAACGAGCTTGGCATTGCGGACGCCTGCGCCGTCTACACCATCGAAGCGTGGTACGAGCGCAGTAATGTGGACCACCAGAAATGGCATGACCACATCCGAAAGCTGATCCGAGAAGCTGCCCGATCAGCCTACCCAGAAACCTTCAACGAAGAGGACTTCGTATGACCTATCTTCACGCACTAACCATGACCTACGTCGTCGAGCTAAACCCTCAGGCAACGGCAGGCTACGTCCTGATCCCAATCGTGGGCTGGGAGGTCCAAGAAGGCCGCCCGCTACCCATGACCTTGAACGGCAGACACACACTGGCTGGCGGTGCCGCTGTGCTCCACTCAGACGGGCTTGTGGATAGCCCCCTGTTCAAGTTCCCCTTCGACACCCTCGAAGGCTGGTTGGGTTCCAACCCCGGGGAACCCCGTAAAAACCCCGAAGCGGTCGAAGCCAAAACCAAGGCCCCGCAGCAAACCGGGGCGCAGAAACGGGACTCGGAAGCGAACGGCTCGCCCTACGACATCGAATGGACCACCGGCACGTTCAAGAACAACTCCTTCTGGCACTACGACGATGCCGAGTACGAGTTCTTGTTCCAGATCGACGGCGGCGAAACCCTGCCGAAAGCCACCAAGAAGTGCGTGAAGATCAAGCGCGACGAGTTCATGAAGTTGAAGAAAAATATCGACCCGATGACGGTCGAGGAGATCATGACCTCGGAGCCTCTGGATGTCGAAGAGCCCGACGATTTCAATGGAGACGATGACGACGGGATGGAGCTCCTGTAATGGCGGGTCTGTCAGAGATCGACGCGCTGCTGGGGGGTGATTCCCCCGGCGGCACCGTTGGCGACGCCACGTACCGGGTCACGGCCAACGAGCTGCGCTCTTTTATCGAGCGGCTGGAACGCATGAACCTTGAAGCTGCTGACATCTCTGAGCAGAAGAAAGAGATCAACGCAGAGGCCAAGGCGCGCGGCTACGACACGAAAGCCATGGCCCGGATCATCACCTTGCGCAAGCGAAGCAAGGACGACATCGACGAAGAGGATGCCGTTCTCACGATGTATATGGAAGTGATGGGGATGTGACCGACCGTGACCTCCTCGGACAGATAGAAGACCTCGGGGCGGACACGGTTTACTTCATCCGGGGTGCCGACGGGCTCTGGCAGGCGCATGTGCGTCACGCTGGGGCCGGGCCGTCACGGTACGCACTATCCAAGGGTCGTACAATCCGGAGTGCCCTGACCGCTCTTTTGGAAGAGCCCGACATAGAAATTGAGGACCTGATATGAGAACCACACAATCAGAGTGCAAAGCGTTGGCCTTTGACTATCTACAACACGCTGCACGATGTGAGAAGGCCAAGAGCCCCTTAGCCTGCCTATACCGGGGGTACGCTTCGCTTTGGCTGCGTCGAGCCGCCAAGGCCCCGGCATGACAGAGACCTGTGGATACTGCGGCGTGGTGGACGAGAACGTCTGCCGGAACAAGCGCGAAGAGAACACCTGTTTCCATGGGCGGATCGAGAGCGGCCCATTGTCAGGCCTCAAAGTCAACCATTACGGTGTGATCTACGCGGACCCTCCGTGGTCGTGGAAGTCGTACAGCAAGCCCGAGGAAGGAACCGTGCCCCACCGCAGCGAGGAAGCGCCGTACAAGAGCATGACGGCAGAAGACCTTCTGTCCCTACCCGTCCACCAGATCGCAGCTAAGGACTGCGTTCTGCATATGTGGGTGATCTCCTCACACATTGATCAGGCGTTCGCTCTCGCAAAGCAGTGGGGGTTCACCTTCAAAAGCTTCGGGTTCAACTGGGTCAAGACCCAGAAGCACAACCCAGAAGCTCCGAAGATGGGTATGGGGAAGTGGCTCCGGCAAGAGAGCGAGATATGTCTGCTGTTCACTTGCGGGAAACCGAAGCGTGTGTCCGCCGGGGTTCGGCAGGTCATCCTAGAACCTGCCCGGGAGCACAGCCGCAAGCCTGACGTTGCCTACGAGCGTATCGAGGCCCTGTCCGCTGGGCCATACCTTGAAATGTTCTCCCGGGCGAACCGGGAGGGCTGGGATGTGATGGGTGATCAGACAGGCAAGTTCGACGGCATCGACCCCTTGGAAGCAGCAGAGATCGAGGACTTGATATGAAGAAGCCGTCATCTAAGATAGCGACCCTCGCAGAAATGCTTTGCAACCCCACAGTATTGAAGGCTGCGAGAGAGCTCGATAAAGTCCGCGAGAAAGCCCTGTTCCTAGGGGGGTTAGATCGGTTCGACTTCCTCTTAGATTACGAGGTAGCACGAGCCAAGGAGATGCCGTTAAGGCCCCTCGAACCCGAGCGTATTTTTCAACCCATGGTCAAGGTGATCTAGCGCACCGTGAAGGTGCTGGACCACGCACGCATCTGCTTAACGGGGTAGCCGGGCTTTGACATATCACGGGTCAGCTGCACGCGGTAAACGCCCGGCTCCACCGCACAAGGGCGACCGAAAAACCAAGACCACCGGACCGAGTTACCCTTGGGTAGCACCTCGCCCCGGTCGTAGTCGTCCAATCCTGACCCGGAGCAAGCGTTTTGGAACAGGCCCATGCGACCGTCCGGGTTCACCCTCTGCGCTTCCGCGATCCAGAAACCCCGATGGTTAGAAAGTATCGTGCGGTCGTAGAGGATCGAAGGGTCCGAACCGGCTTCGTGATCCGGAACGAAAATCTCGTTCAGGACAAACCAATCCGTTGGGGGTATATCAGCTCTCCGGATCGCCTCCCGGTACTCGATCAGGTTCACGGTCAGGTACGCTATGAACAAAGCCATAGAGACCTCCACGGCGCGCGCCCGGAACCACTTGATGTTCGGTCTCCCAATCATTGGAGTCGTCCTTGCAGAAATTCGAGGATCGTCCCCTCGGTAACAGCCCAGATTGTCACCAGAAAACCGACGAGAATTGCCGTGTTCCTCATGCTGCTGAGAAGCTTTAGAGAAGACTCCCACATCTCGTACCAGCGAAGTGCCCGCAACATCGCTGCGGACTGGTCTGGCGTCAGCGATATTATATGACCAGTTTCGACCATACGTCTAAGGTCCGATAGGGTCTTGACCTGATCCCCATCCAGCCGAGAGGTGTCACCGTTACCCCATAACATCACATCACCCCTTCGAGCCTAGCTCTTCTTTGACGCGGTTGTATTGAAGAACCACATTTTGGTGTTTTTTCCTGCACGCAGCAAGTGCG